TGCGAAATCACGCGTTGGGATTCGCGTCAAAAAAGCAAACTAGGAAGGAGAAAGCACATGAGTAATCAAGAAAAAGGCCAAGTCGTCATTGGCTTGGAAATAAAAAATTTAACAGAATTTAAAAAGGAGAAATGCGCGTGAATAATTTAAAAGATAATTTTTTGAAAACTCGTAATGATGTAAATGAAATTATCGATGAACTGGTTGAAAGTTCATTAGCAGATTTCGAAAATTATGAGGAAGCTATTCAAGCAATAAGTAAAATTAAATGGGATTTGACCGGATACCTTGGAGATGCGATTATCAGTGAGGCAATTAATCGTATCAAAAAAATTGCATTGAAAAAAGCTACACACGAATGGTAGCTTTCGCTGGATTACTCGCTTCCGAATGCGCTTCGAATCATTTTGTCAACAATGTCATGTTGTTTTGAGTAATTTTCAAAACGTTCTATCATCCAACTAGTATTCGAGTCATCATCTTCAATAACTTCTTTAAGTTCATGGAACGAGTCTTCCCAAAATGAAATCAGGGAAGTAAATTCATAATGTTGATAATCGGAATTTATCTTTAAGAACAAATCTAAATTTGACTTTAAGATGAGGAGTTCTGACAGTCTAAATTCAATAATTGGTATTTCAGTTAAATCTTCTACGGAAACTTGATTTACTAAATATTTAGTATGATTGTATAACTCATTTTCTAAATTAATCAACTCTGCAAAAATACTTTTTTCATTATCCATAATTGATTGTCCTTTCTATAATATTTTGAATAAAAACAGCTAGCCGCGGTATTCATTCATAGGAATATTATAACACTAATATACTTAAAACACAACATATAGTTGTGGATAAAGTTATTAACAACTATATAGAGCAAAGGAGTTCTAAATGCAAAAGATAATCATTGAAAAAATGAAAGAGAAAAACTTATCACATGGACAACTTGGAAGAATGATTGGAGTTAGTCAGCAATATATCTCTAAATTTTTACAAGGTAAGGTAAAAAGTCCGGGATTTAACTTTATGGTTAAAATAGCCGATGCGCTTGATATTGATCTAAATGACTTTAGATAAGCTATTTGATACTCAATGCGCGTGAAAAAACGTGCTGGGAACCACGTTATAAAAGCAAACTAGAGAGATGTAAGATACGCCCATAGTTTTGGCGAGATGTAAAAATTAATACTTTGTAGTATACGCAGTGCCACACTCACAAATTTGCGCACGCTGATCAGGGGGAGGGCCTGAATTAGAGGAAACAAAAAAGCACCTCAATCTTGGCAGACTGTGAGGTACTCGGTAAATTTTATTAACACAATTATACCATAAATTGAAAGGAGTGTCATGGACAGCTTAGGAATTTTTTCAGAACATCTTGAGTCTCTGATCAAAGAAGGAGTTGATGCAGCTATTGAAAAAATAATCGCTGTCAAATTACTAGATGAAGACACTATCACTCAGCAAGAAGTGTTGAAGAAATATAAAATTACAGACCCAGTTTTAAAAACTTGGCGCAAGGCTGGTTTGAAACGATATGAGCCACCCATCAGAGGGACTAGAAGTCTGTACTACCGCAAAAGTGAAATTGAAAAATTCTTAGGAATGAAATAATACAAATGTCAGGCAAGGCAAAGTAAAGTTATATGAATTTCACGTCATATAAAAAGATATCGGAGGGAACGAATGAGTTATCAACCAAGATACAAATTAGAAAAATTAATCGCTGATCAAAATACTGAGATTGAAAGGCTGTTAGAAGAAAATGAATGGCTCAGAAAAAATGTCGCTATTGTTATCGAAAAAGATAATGACTTGGTGTCTGAAAATAGAAGTCTGAAACAGCAAATCGAGGTCTTTGAAAAAGCCAAAAATGCGGATGTACCACTTGCGAATTATGCTGATGTCTTCACTAAAAGTGAGCTATGGAGTAAACCGCAGACGGAAAACAATCGACAATTGGATATTATTTTCAAACGAGACCAGGACAAGACTACCAGATTGTCAATCGCCGACACTGCATCATATATTGACAGAGAGTTGACCAATGCAAAAATCTGAATCAGATTATCAAAAAGAAATTGCTGATAAAGATGAAACAATTTCAAAATTAAGGAAGTACATGATGGCCTATACGTTGGCTATTGACGAACTTCATGGTGTTGAGGGAGCTAAGAAGATTAAAGACTTAGCAAAAGAATTATTGACGACACGTGTCAAAGATTGGACGGAATGAAAAAAGAAAAAATAGATGATATGCGCGAAATCGATACTAGAAAACGCATTAAATACGAAACTTATAATGATCACTTTGAAAATGCTAAACGGTATAACGTGCCACGTGCTCAGCTTATTATCGCAGATATCCCATACAATATTGGAGAAAATGCATATGCAAGTAATCCGGCATGGTATGCAGATGGAGACAATAAAAATGGGGAGTCTGATAAGGCCAAAAAACAATTTTTTGACACAGATAATGACTTCAAAATCAATAATTTTTTTGATTTTGCATCAAGACTATTAAAGCCTGAAAGTAAAGCAAAAACAGGAAAAATAGGGCAAACAGCACCATGCATGATAGTTTTTTGTTCATTTGAGCAACAGTGGATGGTAATCGAAAATGGCAGAAAACATGGATTTAAAAATTACATTAATTTGGTTTTTAGAAAAAAACAAAGTTCGCAGGCCATGAAAACGAATATGCGAGTAGTTGGTAATTGCGAGTATGCCATCATATTGTATCGTGATAAACTGCCAAAATTTAACAACCCTAAAGAAAATGGCAAAGGCAAGATGGTCATGAATGGAATGGATGTGACTATTGGCAATCCTGATGATTATTACTTAGATTTTTGGAAATATGGCGGTTGGTGTGTTGAGTGGCAGAGTGACGATAAATCCATACCAAAAATACACCCTACTCAAAAGCCTGTATCATTAATCAAAAATTTAATTGAGCTGTTCACAGATGTTGGTGATGTCGTGATTGACCCATGTTGTGGAAGTGGCTCAACTATTAGAGCTGCTTATGAGCTAGGACGTAGTGCTTATGGTTTTGAAATCAAAAAGGACTTTTACACCAAACAGGCTCAACTGTTTGAAGGTATGAAAATTCAGGTAAGTTTAGAGGATAGTGAAAAGATAAAAGCAGATGATGCTGATATGCAAATTGAGCTATTTTAGAAAGCAGAAAATATGAAAGTATATTTAGCAACTCCGATGAACGGCAAGCCGATTGAAGAAATAAAGCAAAAAATTTCAGATTGCGCATCAATTCTAGCGAAAAATGATATTGATTTTTTCAATCCATTTTTAGAAGTGACAGCAAATGACAATTCTATAGATGGGATTGTCAAAGATAAAAAACCAATTGAAATGCTGTGTAATTCAGCAAAACACATTGAAGAATGTGAAGGTGTCTTGTTTATTGGATCAAAGGATGAGTTAAAACAGTCATCAGGTTGTCAGGTAGAGATATTAATCGCTGTAAGTTATGGAAAAGACTGCTTTATCTATGAAAATGGTGAGGTAAGCAGATTAGTAGAACTTGAACTGATATGGAGTTTTGGAAAAGATAAGGAGCGATTGCCATGAGGTATGGACTTTACAAGGGTAATAAATTGATATCGGTTTTCATAAGTGAATCATACGCGAAACACAAAGCTGAAATTTATAAGAATGACAGAGTGACACCAGGTCTCTATTATGTTAAACCACTAGAAGAAAAATGAAAAAGCACATCGTAGGTTACAATGCTACCAAATTAAAAGCAAAATGGTATGTCAGCAATTTCAATAATCCAATGCAAAAATTAACGAATGTTAAATCAGAGGCTTTCAAATTCGATACATCTGAGGTAGCAAGTGCAATGGTAAAACATTTAAAAATGGTCCGTCAATATGATTGGGCAGTAGAGGAGATTAAATAATGAGTAAACAAAGTATTTTCAAATCAAAAAAATTTCAAGCAGAAGTTAAAAGCGCCAACGTGACCGATAGCGGATTAGCTTTGAAACTGATCGTGCCTAGAACTGAGATGATTAATATCATTCCAAGCTTATCAGAGTGCATCGGTGCAGTTGTTGATTTTGAGTTCATCATACCACAAGGCGACATGTTAAATGTAACAGAGTGGAAAAGCCCAAATCAAACAGAGTTAGACCTTGACCCGCAAATAAATAAGACAAAGGACCAAGAAGATGAAGATTGAAGTTAAAGAATTAGTATGTGATTGGGGAATATTCATCGATGGTAAACTTTCAAAAGATTTAATTTTCTGCAGCAAGGAAAATGCTGAGGAAGTGAAACGCATCATCGAATTAGATATTGAAAATAAACGCTTTGATTCTGTATATCCAAAAGTAAATATTACTAAAGGTGAAGATCGTATGCTAAACCAATTTAGAAAAGCATCATTTATCGATGTGGGAATTGTTGATTATAGCGGAAATGTGCCACAAGTATTAATTAGCAACGAAACGAGACTGGTAGATGCTTACTTATATCCCGAATTAGTTGAGGTGCTAGATGAAAAAAGATAGTCGAATATATAGTTTATTACTCATATCGGTTATTTTCTTGCTGATGGCCGTTTCTTCAATTTGGGTACAGCAGACAGAAATTAACAAGATGAAGCACGAGCAGGTTATTATCAAGCAGCGCATCGATAACACTACTAAAGCGCTACAAACAAAAGACGCTGAGTTAGAGGACTACCTCATACAAAGTTTAATGAAACGAGGAGTAGAATAATGATAAAAAAATTATCCGATATAATATCCGATACATTGGGAATTATATTTAGCGTATTGATCATACTGATAATGCTTGCATTTGCTGTATTAGTCTTATCAGCATTTATATTCATGATTTCAACAATCATTGGAGGGCTTAAATGAAAGAAAAAATATTTTATTACGTTGTAATTCCAGTTATTGCACTTGCTGCAGTAATTGGTTTAATCGTGTTAGCAAGTTTTAGCGCTGAAAATAGCGCAATCGGAAAAGAAGAGAGTATAGCATCAGCTAAATCAGGTATTTCTAAAGAAGAACAACGTAGAGTTGACCTATTCAGCAATATTGTAGATGCTGTACAATCATACAACAAACATGAGTCTGATACATTGAAAAACGTGACGGATGCGCGTGTTAAAGCCAAATCCGGAGATGTTGAAGGTGCAACAACAGCACTGAATGTAGTTGTTGAAGCATATCCAGAAATCAAAGCGCAAGCTAACTATTCACAAGCTATGAAAGAATTTTCTATAACAGAAAATCGTTTAGCTGAATATCGTGACAACTACAATCAATCTGTTAGGAGATATAAGCGGTATGTAAGGAGATTTCCAACAAGACTATTTTTATCGTGGCGAGGTTATGAAGTCTCAGAATATGAATATCTTGATTTCAAAGTGGATAATTCAAAAGCCACTAATCTATTTAAGTGAGGATTGGCATGGATGGAAAGCTAGATATAAAAAATTTCAAAATTGTTGCTATGATCATTACTTTATTTTCATTAGTGGCAGTAGGTTTCGTCATCAACTCAAAAATACAAGAAAGTGTTATGGATGAAGTGGAACTATATAGGAAAGCAATCAAACTTGAAAATAAAAAAGACATGTATGATTATACTGTCGAAACTGAACAGGGCAATTTCATCACGACAACTGATATAAAATCAGTCGAAAATGTAAAATTTCCAGAAATGGATAAAGACATTGCATCAAGTATCATATCAATTGAGCGCAAGGAGTTCAAAGAAACATACGATATGAAAACACGAACAGTCACATATACCGATAGCAAAGGTAAAACTCATTCAAAGACTGAAACATATTGGGAATGGGTTTGGCATCTTGTTGACACGAATGTATTAGGCAGCCCTGAGATTGAAATTCATGGCAATAAGTATAAGACAAGTGATTTTGCTTTTTGGTATCAAGAGTTAGATGCGAGTAAGTTGATATCGCAAGCTAATAGGTCAGAGTATTATACAGGGCCGCATCATAAATTTAGGTACATAGCAATTATTGGTGGAAAATTAACTGTATTTGCTAAGGCTGCAGGCGGGACAATAAAGCCAGTCAATGGTAACAAAATTGCTGTGTTTGAAAAAAGATACAAAGAAGTTACGAAAGATGTTGAGGAATCACCGAAAATTAAATCAGTATTTTTTGTTGTGATTTGGATCATAGTTACATTGACAATCATGATAATAGAATACAAGTTTTTTTATAAAAATTGTATTAGTCAACAAAATAGTAATCGATAACAAAATGCGCGTGATGTAAAATTGCAACAAAAAAATACAGTTTTAGGTGAACTGTATTTATATAGTAGAAACTTTCGTTTATGTACTTTAAATATAGCACATAAACGCATGTATATCAAGTTATAACGCTAATTTTCAAAGTTAGCGTTTGGGCGGCTTGTAATAGGTATTAAGTTTAGGGACAGAAAAGGAACACGTTTATGTATTTAAGGAATATATCAATATCTGCTGATGACAAGTATCGTGAGTGCAGCATTTTAGGAAAGTCTGTACCTGTTGATTTAGTAAAAGGTGGTAGACCAAGAAAAAGGAAAGAGAATGCGAGCCGTCCAGTTCAAAAAAATTTAAACTATCGTAATGCTCAAAAATGGTTTAGATTATCAGCGGTGGCAAATTTTAACGAAGGAGACTATACAGGAGAATTTACCTTTGCACCAGAAAATAGACCAGGCAGTATTGAGGACTGCGAAAAAGAAATAGCAAATTTCATAAAACGGATAAATCGTGCGAGAAAAAAGAAAGACTTACCAAAGATGAAGTACATGGGAGTAATTGAAGGGAAAAATACAGAAAATCTTCATTTCCATCTATTGCTAGATAATATGTTAAATAGGGATGAAATTGATGACTTGTGGAGTAAGGGCCGAGGGAAAAATAAAAAGTCAATCGGATTTACTAAAATTGATAAAATAAAAAGTCAATATGGTATGGATGGAGTAGTCATTAAAGCAAATTATCTCACGAAAGAATTTAAATTAGAAAATCAAAAAGGTAAACGGAAATGGTTTGCTAGTCGTAATTTGAAAAAACCTATCGTCGAGCGTGCGCAAAATTGGAAGTATACAGATTCTAAGATTGCACGTTTGCTTGAAAATGATGAATTGGTAACGCAGTTAGAAAAAGACAATCCGGACTGGGAATTGATTGAGTTCCCACGTAAAAATCCAGAGACTCAGAAAGATGAGCTAGTAAAACTAGACATACGAGAAAATGAGTATCTCGGGACGTTGATATATTACCGCATGCGAAGGAGAAGATAAGAATTGAAATTTGTAATCGATATTGAGCCAAAACCACAAGCAAGACATAGGTCGACCATAAAAAATGGGAGAATCAGTACATACGAGGATAAGGAGATGAAATTTTGGAAAAAGAATCTTGCATATCTGATAAAAGCGCAAAAGCCTGAATGTTGGGCAAACTGTGCGCTGAAAATGGTAATAACTTTCTTTATTCGGCCGCCACAATATATTTCAAAAGTTAAGAAGAACCAGGAAGCGTTAGAAGCTGAAAGTATGCTTGTGATGGTCAAGCCAGATCTGGATAATTATGAAAAAGCCTTGATGGATGCGATAAACGGAATTTGTTACTATGATGATGGTCAAGTTGCCAAAAAATCTGCAAGAAAAATTTATAGCAACAATCCTCGGATTGAGTTTGAAATATCCAAAATATAAAGGAGTAGCCATGGGACAACCAGAATTTACTGCAAGTGAGGCGCGACTCTTGGAAAAGATACAGGAAAAGAAATCATTGACTGGATGGCCACGAGAAATTGCTAAGATTGTAAAGGTAGAACTAAGAGGACTGGACTATGCCAGGAACAAATTAGGCGGATATGGTTTTATTTCCGAAGAAAGCATGACAAGCGAAACAGGGGATGGCACTCAGGTTATTAAGCTATCAATAACGGATGCAGGCATGCAAGTGGTGCCGATTGCTGATGGCAAGGGGTCTGAAAGAGTAAATGATGATATCAAGAATTTAATCGCAAATATGGGCTACACTCAGAAAGAAATTGCTGAGGAGTTGGGGGTGCACGCATCTACTTTCAAAGGACAGCTGAATAAGTCAATGAGCTATGAGAAACGAAATAAACTGATAAATAAAATAAAGCAGCTATGTAGGTAGCATGAGGAGGTAAGTGAGTGGCACGCAAAAAGCAAGAGTTGAGCCGAAAGACACTATCAGGATTAGAGGAGCAAATGAGACTATATCCAAAAATTCCAAGACTAAAAGCTGAAGCGCTAGTCACTGCCGAATTATCAAGAGAGCATGATGTGAATTGGTGGATAAAGGGGAGTCGCAAAAAATCAGAGCCACCACTTGAAGCACTGATGAGAAAAGAAAATAATAAAGCATATCAGTATTATGATCAACTAGAAAAGGATATTGATAGCACAATGAGCGGATTAGCACCAGAATTGCAAAAATTAGTAAGGGAGTGTTTTTGGGGAGAAAATTCTTATTACGACTGGGGGACGATTGGAGCAGTTTACATGGGTGTGGGGGTAGGTCAGGCATACTCTATTAGATACAAGATATTAGAGCTTTTTGCTTTGCACAGAGGTGTATTATTTTAAGAAAAATGGGGGAGAAAAAAACAGGTACTTTTCTCCCTAAAATAATGAAATAATTGTATCATGAGAAATTGCAAAAAAGAAGTGCCATCGAAAGATGGTGTTTCTTGTATAGAAAATTTGGAGGAGAAAATGAAAACTAAAATCAGAGAAACTATCTCAGGTACTGAGTATTGGGACAGCGAAGAAATGAAAACTATTTCTGTACCGAAAGACGAGAAACCAGATTTTGATTTGAAGGATGATTTAGAAAATAAAGAACCTGATGATTTACAAAATCAAAATAAAGAATCAAGTGATGATGATCAAGATAAAATTGATTTGAAATCTATGACGGTAGAAGATTTGAAAAAATATGCAAAAGATCATGATGTTGAAATTCCAAAAGATGTGAAAAAGAAAATTGACATTATTGAATTGCTATTATGAAATATTGTGATTTCAATGGGTGCAGCTGTAAGATAAGTAAGGGCAGATATTGTCCGGAACATGCTGCATCCAAGAAACAGCGCAAAAAGAAAGACATCTATCATCACGAGAACAAACCATTCTATCGAACAGGCGCTTGGAAAGAAGTTGCCGATTTTGTATATCAAAGAGAAAACGGTTGCTGTCAGAGATGTGGCAAATTTGTATTTGGTCGCCAAGCACATAGGCACCATGTAGTACCTATTAGAAAAAATCCATTACTAAAACTGGAGCCAAACAATATAAGATTGTTGTGTCCTAAATGCCATACGATTGAAGAAAATGATGGTGAAGATAAAAAAGTTTTCGCGAATTATTTCAAGTAACCCCCCCTATCAAAAATAATTTTTTTGTCATCACGGAGGATAGGGTAGCAGGAGGCACTTGTAAAGTTGCGCAAGATTTTAAAAAGTAAAGGGGGTGTGAGATGGCTAAGTTATCCAAAAAGAAAAAGCTTGAAATCCTTGAAGTAGCAAGGGATGAAGAGCGAAAAAAAATAGTAAAATATCTAACCGATGAAGAATTATACTATCCATCCATCACGCCTCTTTTAGAAAATTATCTGGATGCATTTGTTATATATAAATCAATGTTTGATGCATGGGAAGATGCTGGATTTGCACCAACAAAACTGCATGAAAACAAGGCTGGGGCGGTTAATGAAATGAAACATCCATTGGCTCAACATGTTGAAACTTGGAGTGATAAGAAAAATAAAATGCTTGAATCACTCGGTATTACCAATAAACGCAAAATAACGCAAAAACTGGAAAAAAACGATGAAAAATCGCTAAAATTGCAATCTATAAATGAATTGCAAGCACATCGTGATAAATGGCGAGGATCAGGATGATTATTGAACCGGGGGTAAATTTTGCTGACCAATATTCTAAAATGGTCATGAAAAATAAGACAAGATATCCTAGCTCAATTATCAAAGCAGTAAAGCGTTATCGAAAGTGGAAAAGGCGCAAAGATATTTGGTTTGAAGTTGACCGAGCAAATGAAATGCTTGATTTTGTACAGTCATTTGTAAGACATGTCAAAGGACCACTTGCGGGCCAATTGATGGAACTTGAATTATGGGAAATGTTTGTTTTTGCAAACATGTATGGTTGGTATCACAAAAACGAAAAAGGAAAGATCGTGCGCGTGATACGAGAATCATATGTTCAAGTTCCTAAAAAAAATGGTAAGACAATCATTGCTGCAGGCGCTTTGTTGTATGCGATGTATGGTGAGGGTGAACTTGGCGCAGACTGTTATGCAGCTGCAACTGACTATGAGCAAGCTCAGAATGCAGCTGAGCCTATTTCACAGACAATTGAAAACTCCGAGCCATTATCCAGAGATACTCAAATCTACAAGGGAATCAACGGAACTATTAGTGGGGCGCTATATCGTTATAATATTGATGGCATAGCTTATCAAAATAAATTTAAGGTGCTTAGTAAAAATACTAAAGGCCTTGAAGGAAAAAATCCATATTTTGTTTTAAATGATGAGCTTCATGCGCAAGAGAACATGGATATGTATGATAATCTGAAATCTGCTCAGGTTTCAAGAGAACAGCCAATGATGTTAAATACATCGACAGCTGGTAAAGGTGCATCGTCTGTCGGAATGCGTGTGTATAAGTACGCTAAACAAGTATTGGACAATGACAATGATGACTCACTATTCGTAGCAATCTGGGAACCAAACAAAAATTATGATTGGGAAAATCGAAAAGTTTGGAGGATGGTAAATCCCAATATAGGTATATCTGTCACGATGGAACAGCTTGAGACGGAATTTAAAAAAGCAAAGCAATCGGCCCACTCGAAGGCTGAATTTTTGTCTAAGCATTTAAATGTTTTCGTTAATGGTGCTAATAATTTCTTTGAGCAAGAACAGGTAGAACATGTACTTGTTGATGATCTGGGAGATTTAGATGGTGAGGTTTGCTATCTCGGACTTGATTTATCAAAGACAACTGATTTGACATGCGTTAGTTTAAATTTTCCGTCATTCGATATCAACGGACGAGCGATTCTTAAAGTTAAGCAGATGTATTTCATTCCAAATGCTGACATTGATTTTAGAGAGAAAGAAGATAATGTACCTTATCAAGATTTAGCGGAAAAAGGGTTTGTCACTTTTTGCGATGGTAAAATGATTAATCAGGACCAAGTCCTTGAATATATTATTGAGTGCATGGATATTTATGATGTTCAGCAATTGAACTATGACCCTGCGATGTCACAAAAATTAGTTGAGAAATGTGAAAATTTAGGACTTGAATGCATTGCGGTTAATCAGTACCCAACAGTCATGAATTCAATGATAGATGATACAGAGCGAATCATTTATGAAAAAAGATTGTTAACAGATAATCCTTTATTTATCTACTGCGCTTTGAACGTGGTTGTAGTTAGCAATCTAAACGGCATGAAAGCACCATCTAAACGACAATCAAAAAAGAAAATTGATGGCTTTGTCGCTTTTTTAGTTGCGCATAAAGAGACAATGATGTTGATGGAAGATCTCAATGAAGATGGCATTGATGATTTAATAAGTGACATCTACAGATAGAAAGGATAAGGACTTGGGAATTAGAGACAGTTTTTCCAATTGGCTTTACGGAATAGCAGAAAAGCGAGGATGGGTTGAAGATGTCTATGCACAATCCATCAGATATGGGGGTGTGTTCGTTAATGAACAGAATGTTCTATCGTCAAGTGATGTATATGAGTTGATGCAGGATATAAGCAACCAAATTGCATTAGCTGATATTGTTGTCGAGGATAACAGGGGTAAGGAAATTGATGATGATCCAGTTTTGAAATATTTAAAAAATCCGAATAATTATTTGACACAATTTGAATTCATGAAATTAATGACAAATAGTTACTTGTTGAACGGTGAGGTCTTTCCGATTAGGGATGGTGATCAAATTCATTTAGCATCAAATGTATACGCTGAACTTGATAATCGGTTGGTTGAGCATTTTAAAATAAATGGGATTGAAATTCCGCCATTTATGATTAGACATGTTAAAAATATAGGCACTAGTCATTTAAAAGGTGTCGGTATTTTGGATATAGGAAAAAACACGTTAAGCGGTGTCATGAATGCTGAAAAAGTTTTGACTGAAAAATATAAAAAAGGTGGCCTGCTTGCGTTTATGCTAAAACTTGATGCGCACATTAATCCTTCAAACGCTGCACAGTCGAAATTTATCAAAGCAATCTTAGACCAGCTAGAGGGAATTGATGAATCAAGGACGATAAAGATGATTCCTTTAGGAAAAGGATATGCAATTGATGCTCTCGAGAGTCCGATTGATGACGATAAGATACTGGCCTATTTGAACGTCTATAAAAAGGACCTTGGTAAATTTTTAGGAGTAAATGTTGATACCTACACATCTTTGATAAAAATTGATGTTGAAAAAGGGATGATGTATCTACATAATAAAGCAGTTAAACATATCATGAAAAATTTTAGTGAGCATTTAACGGCCCTTTTTTTTGATAAAAGTTCTGGTAAAACCATCAAATTTAAAATTAATATTCTTGATTTCGTTCCGTACAGCACGAAAACGAACATTGGATATAACATTGTCAGGACGGGGATTACCTCACCTGACAATGTTGCGGAAATGCTTGGATTCCCTAAGCAGAATACCCCAGAGACACAGGCTATCTATATTTCTAATGATTTAACGGAGATTGGCAAGAAAAAAGCAACGGACGATTCATTGAAGGGAGGTGATGACAATAGCAAAGAAAAAGGAAACGAGGGTATTTAACATTACTCAGCTCAGTACAAGGGCCGAGGAAAATGAAAGCTCCTCAATTGAAGGATATGCTGCTGTGTTTAATTCAAAAACAAACATTGGCGGATGGTTTGATGAAACGATTGAACCAGGTGCATTTGCTCGAAGCTTATCGGAAAACTCTGATGTTAGGGCATTGTTTAATCATAATTGGGACAATGTACTTGGTCGAACTAAAAGCGGTACGCTTAGGTTGTTAGAAGACGGCAAAGGACTGAATTTCCATGTTGATTTACCAGATACATCAGTTGCGCGTGATCTTTCGGCAAGCATGGAAAGGGGCGATATCAATCAGTGCTCATTTGGTTTCTATGTGACCGAAGAAACATGGGATTTTTCAGTAGAGCCTGCGCTCAGAACAATCAAAGAAGTTGATCTATATGAAATTTCAGTCGTTTCGATACCAGCTTACGACGATACCGAAGCATCATTGGTACGCAGTAAAGAGCTTGCTCAAAAAGTTGAAGTTCGAAAAACACTACTCAAAAAAATTGGAAACCTATTGGAGGAAAAATAATGAACAAACAATTACTTATCGCATTGCAAAAACGCAATAAACAGCGTTTAACAGACTTACGTGCAAAAATTGAGGACCCTGAAACGCGTGAAGATGAATTGGCAGAAATCAAAGATGAAATCGATACCATCACCGAAGAATTACAAAGTGTTGCAGATTCTCTGTCAGAACTTGATGATGAAGATGAAGATGGTGACGGAACTGCAGATGATGAACCTGAAGATGGTGATGGAACTGCAGATGATGAAAATCGTTCTGCAGATGACGAAAAACGCTCTGCTGTATCTGAACAGCGTTCAGCAGCAATGGCAGCAGTTAGAGATGCTCTAAGCACTCGTGCTGCTGAACCAAAAAAACGCAACCAAGCGGAAATTCGTTCAGCGTTTGCTAAATTTGTAGTAGGCCAGATTTCAGAGTCTGAAGCGCGTGCGTTAGGAATCGAAGCTGGGAATGGATCAGTAACGGTACCTGAAGTAATTGCAAGCGAAATCATCACTTATGCGCAAGAAGAGAACTTATTGCGTAAGTACGGAACGGTTGTGCGTACAGCAGGCGATGTTAAATACCCAGTCCTTGTCAAAAAAGCTGAAGGCAATGTTAACAAAAAAGAGCGCACGACTGAAATTTTAGAAACTTCAATTGAATTTGATGAAATCTTGCTTGATCCAGCTGAATTTGATGCATTAGCAACAGTAACCAAGAAACTTTTGGCGATGTCGGGTGCACCTATTGAAAGCATTGTCGTTGAAGAGCTTAAAAAGGCTTATGTACGAAAAGAGACCAACTACATGTTCAATGGAGATGATGTTGATAATTTAAATCCAGGTGCACTATCTAAAAAAGCAGTAGCATTCAATCCTACAGTTGCAGTTGATCTTAAAGCTGCGGATGCTGGACAAAAGGTATATGACGCCTTAATTGAAATGAAAAATACACCAGTTACGGAAGTCATGAAAAAAGGTCGCTGGATCGTGAATCGTGCGGCTTTAACGATGGTTGAAAAAATGAAAACATCTGATGGTTTCCCATTACTTCGTCCTATGACGCA